TTTCTTATCTTTAAGAACATCATCAAAATTCTTATCTTCTTTACCTCCCTTGGTTTCTTCTGTTCCAGTATTATCTGTTCCAGTTTCACCAGTTTCGGTAGTTCCCCCATCAACTCCAGTATCCGGAGCTAGCATAGGTTCAAATCTGCATAATCCTAAGTTTATTAATAATTTTGTATTCATAATTACCTCCTTGCCCACTACATTCAATTAAGCCCATAGTGTTCAATTATTTTATTCTAGCCTTTTAGAGCCTTGCTAAGGGCATAATAAAAAGCCTTAGTTTCCTAAGAATTAATTCTAAACATAATAAAAGCACCTACATAAGTAAGTGCTTAATAACTTTTATATTTTATTTACCTGGCTTCCATTGCTTTCCACAATTTAAACAAGTACATATAACTTTATTTTTTCCATGCCCTGCAGCTATAGCTCCATATGCTCCTACAGTTGCTACACCTAAAGCACCTTTCGCTAAACTAAAGCCTTTTTTATTTGCTGTAATAGACGTACTGCCACATTTAGGGCATCTCGCTACATTATCATCAACTTCATCTGCTTTCTTAACTGATATATTTTTTAATGGACATTCATTAAATGTAGTTTTTACGGCATTCCAAGACGCTTTTAACTCTTCTCTTTCCTTTGATGTTTTCTCCCTAGCAATTTCTTTTTCATACTCTTTTTGCTCTTTAAGTAATTCTTTTTCTATTTTCATAGATTCTTCTAAGCTTATATTATTACTATATGCTTTAAGTTGACAATCAAATAAATTATATGTTTTTAACATTGCTCCTTTAGTTGAGAACTTAAAAGAAATAGATTCACCATTTCTAAATCTTAATTCAATAGTTGTATTATATTTTTCTATAGCAGATAAGTTCTTTATATCAAAATACTCTTTGGGGCCAAAAGTTACATCAAGATAAATACCATTAGAATATACATACAAATTACATGTTTTACCTTTTTCAATTGTGGTGCCACTCACTATCTCAACAACTGCATTTCCACCCTTTAATAATTTATTTCCGACTTCCTTAATAAGTTCTTTAAATCTTTTTTTATCTACTAACATATAAACCCCGCCCCTTTTTTATCACTAATACTATAATATAATAAAAATAGGAATATTAAAAGCACCTACTATTTATATAAGTAAGTGCCTTCTATTGATTATTCCTTTGATATAGAATATCATCATATAATTTATATAGCTTTAATCCTAAATCATTAACAGTATCTTGATTATCCATACCATGTAATACTATTTCATCATTTATTAATAATTGTACTTCTCTAAAATCTTTAGTATCTATATTAAATTCAATATAATTATCTACTTCAGCTTTGTTAAGTATATATTGGTTTATATCTGGTGCATTAATTAATAAATCAAATAGACTCCTTTTTAGTTTGAATTTCAAAACAGTCACTCCCTTTCATTATGGATTAGTTTGAATTAAAACTCCCGTATTAGGATTTATTGAGACCATGCATCTATCTGTTACAAGCTTTATACTATCAGGGTCAGTTTTTCTTGTTCTAACCACACCATTTAAAATAGCATCTTTAATATCATTAATTGCAACTCCGTCTCTAGGTCTACCAGTATCTGGGTCTTTAGATGTTCCAAATACTCTTTCTATAAAGTGCTTACTTTGCTCCTTTATTTTAATCCCATTTGAAGTAGTTAATCCTATAATCTCAGTATCAATAATATTTTTATATTCTTTATACTGGCTATATGGAGTAAAAATCGATATCATATTGTTTGACCTAGATTTCACATAGTCCTTAACAAGATTCCATTCATTACTATCATTATACTTCAATTCTCTGAAATCTGTAAATGATTTAGGAGCATCTTTACCAAGTATTTCTTTATACTTACTATATTGTTTTCTATCTGATGCCTTATTTCTAATCATCTTCTGGAATGTTTCAGTTTTCTGTTCTCCATACTTATCAACTACATGTTGTTTATACCATTCCTGATATTTCATATTACCTGGTACTGTGTAAGTTTTTCCTGTCTCTGGGTCCCTTGCTCTTCTTTGTAGTCTTTCCATATTCTTAAAGTATGCTCTTGTTGTACTTCTACAGTATGGATGTAATGGAGGTAAATTACTTCCTGTTCTTAACTTATCTACTTTTATAATCTTACCGTCCATACTTCTACATATACTAGATGTTCTTAAATCTAATGTAGCAATAAATATTACTTTATCTATCCCACATTCTTTATAGCTTTCAACTTCTGCTGCATTTGTTATATAAGTGGTCTCTGTTCTTATAATTCTCTCACAAGCAAATTTCTCATAGTCAGTCATGTCTTGTAACTCTTGTGACATTCTCCTAGAGCTTTTACCACTCATTAAACCACTTGTTATTACCTCTTCTAATTTCTCTGCTAATACATCTGTATTATGCCATATACGCTTACTATAGTGTTTACCACTCCAACTATTCTTAAGTATCTCTTCTATAGTTCCTAACGGCATTTGGGCAACATTAAAGCCTACACCTAATCCTTTCTGAATATCAAATAGGTTAGTATAATAGGCTTTCTCTATATTATCTGTATATAATTTAGTACTTTTATTTATTTCTGCATCTGCTGCTAATTTAGTATTAATATAAATACTCTCTTTTAATGCTTCTAATCTTGTTATTCTAGCTTTATAAGCATTTGCATTTAATTGGGCCATCATATACCTTTTCAATTCTTTATCTTGTATTCCGTGTATTCTCGCCCTAATGCTCTCTAACTCTTTATTAGGTATTTTACTATTAAGTAATCCCTTTGTTTCTCCTATGCTTAATCCACTATCGCTCTGAAACTTAAAAAATATCTTATTAATGTCTTTATTAATATCCTCGAGAGCCTTATCATAAGCATTATTTATTTTATGAATAGTTTCATCACTAGACTTATGATAGCTTTCCATTCTTAAGTTAGATCTTTTTTCCCAATAAGCATTACTTCTCTTCTTCATCTACCTCACCATCTTCTGGGTTAGTATTCTTAAAGTCGTAACTACCAAAGGTTAATTGTTGCTGCTCTACTTTCTTTTTATTTTCTTCATCAAGACGCTTTCTTTCCTCTTCGATATCTATTTCACCATCAAATCTTTTTACTCTAGTTTCCCAACTAATAAAGCCTTCTGTTTCTTGTGCTATTCTAGCCATAAGTTCATCATCTACTGGAAGACTTCTCTTCATAGCTATATCTATATTACTAGAATCAATATTCTTAGCTCTTATGTTCTCTATATTAGACATAAGCTTTAATCTTTGTCTTAATCCTTGTTTAAAGTATCTTTCTTTTGTTTTTCCTAGCTGTTCAAAGCCTAGCAACTTGTACTTCATAGCTATGCCTGATGCATTACCTACAAAGTTTTCATCAGTAAGACATGGAACTTTTGAAAACTCATGTATATCATCTTTAAGTGACTTCTTAAGTACTTCTATTTCAGTTTCATTAAGATTTTTAACTAACCACTTAGCATCTCCACCTTCATCAAGCTCTATAATCTTTAATTCTTTAAGTAGCCTTCCTGTTTTAATTTTTTCCTCTTCATCATCACCTAATGAAGCACCTATAACTGCAAGTAATGCATCAACAACCTGTTCCTTATCATTTATCCTATCAGATTGTAAAAGGTTATAAGCATCTATTAGAGTAATAACTCCTTCAAAGTCACCTCTAAGTTTCTTATTATTTCTATACTCAATAAGAGGTATTCCATTAAAATAATGTTCTTCTTCATCCTTTAATTCAAACGCCTTACTCTTTATATCTTGTGTAAAATAATGATATATCTTATCTTCAGTATAAATATTAATATCATACCCTTTTAACTGATCATCAATATCTCTTTTTTCAAAGTAAGTTACTCCAAATAAAGGCTTTTGTTTTACTGTTGTATCACACACTAAGAAACTATTTAAAGGGCTGCATACTGCTAATTCTGGATAAGGTATTTCATCATCATTCATAAATAACAATTCATATCCTATTCCCATAATACTCATGTCTTGTGCTAATTCATTATTATGACTATCTTCATCTATCTCAGTGAAGATATCATTTAGTTCATCAGCACCATCACCACTATAAGTTATTGGTGTACCAAATACATATCCAGTAGCCATGTCAGTAATATATTCAGCATGATTCGCTACTATTTTATTATTAGGCAATGAATCACTTGATAGTGTTCTCTCTAATATCTTATGTTCTCCATCATAATATTTATTTAAAAGATTTTACCTATCC